GTTATAACATTTTGATACCAGTTCCAGATCCGCGTTGAGCCTATTGTTACATCGTAAGTCATTGATAAATATACAATGTTACAAAATACCCCCCTAATGTTACCTAATGTTACAAAATTTAGGGCCAAAATGTAACATTATATTTTGATGTGTTATCGTATCAGATAGTGAGCAGGTTTACGCAGGTTTGATAGAGTCAAAGTATCAGATTGTATCTATTTATATGTTTTTATTAATACTTACTTATAATGTTACATTTTTAAAATAGTATTTAACTCTCATAGAATTTATTACATTGTTACAAATTTATTTGGGGGTGGTCGAGCGACCTATTTTTCCATGTGAAATGTAACTTTGTAACATTGTAGATATATCAATGACTTACCGACACCAACTACGTAACATTACATTACATTACATTACAATACACTTCTCCTCACTCCCTGACACGTATACCCACAACTTGACATAAGCCGCCACTCCTGTATAATGGTAATGTAGCTAGGGAATTCGCCCTGTCTACTTTTACACGGTAACTCGTTACCACAACCCCAAATGTTATAACACGTTATAACAAACTAACAAGGAATACAGACATGACTAGTGAATGGAAAACCTTTGCAGTAGAACGAGAGCGAGAGATCGCTATGGAAAAAGAAACAGTCCCCTATGGGTATCACAATCTGAGGGACGAGCATAACACGATGTTTGTTCAAGACCTAGACTCTGAACTCAAACGCTACTGGAACGCAACACAGAGGACAAAGCGATGAGAAGCATAAGAGAGTGGGACAGACGCGCCAAGCTAAAGCACGAGTATGAGAAACGCAGACTAGCATCTCGGTATGCGCTCAAGCAAGTGTGCATAGAGTTGGTTGTTATCACGCTATGCGCTACTGGCATAGTAGCTATAATTTATCTAATGGGACAATCAGGAGTACTACAATGAACGATACAACTGCAACACCTAAAGTCGAAGCACCATCCATCGGTTCTAGCGCCATGCTAGTAGAGTTACAGGTTAGCCAGTGGACAGGTCGCAAGAAGGACAAGACAGCATCAGTCGAAGTGACTGATCAAAACTGGGCAGAGAAAGGTACGGCATCAGTCAATAAGAAGTTACTAGGTAACTGTGACGAGCTGACCGCCATACACAAATTCACCGCCAACTCACGCAACATACACTACAAGTCCACCATGCCGTGGAGTGATACAGGTATGCGGCTACTACCGACAGCGCAGTATTTCAAATACCACCAACAGATGACTGAGTTACAAAACGAGTTCGAGCGTATGGCACAGTCATTCATCAGCAACTATGATTGGGAGATCAGCAGGGCACAGGCACGGCTAGGTAATCTGTTTGTACGTGATGACTACCCTACTACGGACTCTATCTCTCGCAAGTTTGCATTCAACATATCTTACATACCATTGCCAGATGCAGGTGACTTTCGTGTGGATGTGGGCAACGACCAGAAGCAAGTACTCGAAGATCATTACAACGAGTATTACAACAGGCAACTGCACTCTGCTATGAATGATGTGTGGCAACGCACCTACAAGGTGTTGAGTAATATGTCTGAGCGTCTGGACTATGAGCAGGGAGAGAAGAAGATCTTTCGTGACACTCTTGTTGACAATGTTACTGACATGGTAGAACTACTTAACGTGTGCAATGTGACAGGTGACAGCCAGATGTCGGCGATGTCTATGAAGCTAGAGGATACGCTACGTGGCATTACCCCTGACGCATTACGTGAGGACTCATACCTCCGTGCCGAAACCAAACGTGCGGTGGACAAAGTTATTGCAACACTACCATCGTTGGATATGTAAGGTGAGTATCAACGGACAAGCGGTGCTACGTGTGCGCAACTACAAGCGCACCAAGCACTACAAAGAAATGCGGATACCGAAGGGTCGGACCCCTCGTGTAGCGTATTACCAAGTCGTGACTCGCAAGGGTCGCATACTAGAAAGTTATAACACGTTATAACAAACCATAAGGAATGTAACTATGAACGCAAATAAAATGTACGAAATGAACCTTAGTCAGATATCTAAAGCTATTGCCGCAGTCGGACATCTACGCACAGTATATGTAGAGGGTCACATGGGTAACGGTAAGACATCACTACTAGATATGTTATCTAAGATGTTACCTGACCACATACCCTGTTACTTCAACTGTGTTACCAAAGATCTGGGTGACTTGAGTATACCATCACTCAACACCACCGAGGGGTACGTCACATACTTACCCAATGAAGAGTTTGGTATCCATCACGGCAAACCCCTGATCATCATGTTTGATGAGTGGCCAAAAGCTAATCAGTCAGTCAAGAACGGTACGCTTGTTACTATGCTAGAGCGCACAGTAGGTACAAAGAAGTTACCAGAAGGTAGTATCGTATTTGCTACAGGTAATCTAGGTGCAGAGGGTGTTGGCGATACTACACCACCTCACGCACGTAATCGTATGATTATGCTACGCGCACGTAAGTCTACCAGTGAGGAGTTGATTGAGCATGGTATCAATAAAGGGTGGGAGCCTAGTGTATTGGGATTCATACGTGAGTTCCCTCAGATACTACAGGGGTTCGAGGATGTCAGAGACCCGAACGACAATCACTACATCAACCATCCCAAAGCACAGCGTATATCTTTTGTCACACCAAGATCATTGGAAGCTTGTAGTGACATACTCAAGCAACGGCATATGTTCGATGATCACAGTCTAACAGCTTTACTCATGGGTACTATCGGTGATCGTGGCGCTATGGACTTGGTGGCATTCGTCAAGTTGGCTGACCAACTACCATCATGGGAATCTATCAAGCAAGACCCAACCAACGCCAAAGTACCTGACTCCGCCTCGGCAGTATGTATGGTGGTGTATCGCGCACTAGGTAACATGACTAGAGAAACAATCACACCATTCATGCAGTACCTACCCCGACTGAGTAAGGAGGCACAGGGTATGTTTGCCAATGGTGTACGTGCTAATACCTACGCGCATCGGTCACTGGTGATGAGTAACAAACTGTTCACCGCATGGGCTATGCAAAACAACTACATGTTTTCTGCTGACAAGTAAGGAGAGTAACAATGCTTAAACTTAATGGGAATCTGACTGAGGAGCAACGCCTAGAGAAAGCGGTGGTTGCTATTATCAGCGAACCTAAGTACACAGCACTGGCAGGGGTATTGATGATCGGTGACAAGGTTATTGATGAGAGTATACCTACCGCGTGTACCAATGGACGTGATGAGAAGTATGGACGTGAGTTTGTCAAGGGTATCAATGATGCTGAGTTACGTGGTGTGGTTATCCACGAGAACAAGCACAAGATATACCGACATCTTACTACGTGGAAACACCTATGGGACATTGACCCCAAGCTTGCAAATATGTCTATGGACTACGTTATTAATCTTGAGGTGATTGACGAGAATCCACCCAACAAGAGTGGCGTACGCTTTGCCGTACTGCCTGAGGGTGGGCTAGTCGATGAGCAGTACCGAGGTATGGATACAGCTCAAGTGTTCAAGATGCTACGCAAGAAGAAAGAAGAAGGTGGCGGTGGTGATGGCGATGAAGAGAGTGAGGGTAGCAAAGATGGTGACGGTAAAGGTAAGTCACCCGGGAGAAGTGGTGGTAGTACTCCACAAGATAACGAGTCAGGAGGTGACACCGACAGCGATGTTACAGATACCCACGGTGGTTTTGATGAGCACGATTTCGCAGGTGCGCAAGAACTATCCGCTGATGAACAGCGCGAACTAGCCAGAGACATTGACGAGGCCATACGTCAGGGTGCTATGTCAGCAGGTAAGATGGGTGCAAATCAAGCAAGGTCACTCGATGAACTGCTACAACCCCAAGTCGATTGGCGTGAGGTACTACGTGAGTTTATTCATGCTACGTGTGTAGGTAATGACTACTCTACATACTCTCGACCCAATCGTAGGCTAATGAGTCAGGGTATATACATGCCAAGCGGTGTCAGTGAGAAGGTCAATGAGTTGGTACTAGCCATTGACACGTCAGGCTCGGTGGGTCAGCACGAGTTGACAGTCATGCTTACTGAGGTCAAGGGTGTATGTGACACAGTAAAACCCGACAAGGTGCGCCTACTGTATTGGGGTAGCGATGTGGTACGTGACGAAGTGTACGGTACGCACGAACTAGATCAGCTAATACATTCTACCAAGCCGCGTGGAGGTGGTGGCACTGACGTTACATGCGTTACCGAGTACATGAAGGAGAAGAACATCAATCCGCAAGCGACCATTGTATTGACAGACGGTTACTTGTTTGGTGGTTGGGGTGATTGGACATGTCCAGTGTTATGGGCAATCCTAGATCACAAAGGGGCTGTGCCAAGCACAGGTAAAGCAGTACACATAAAATCAGAGGATATGTGATGGACGATTTTGAGAGTACGTTGAAACGCCGAATGGAGTGGGATACAGCAGTACAGGAAGTGGAGAAAGCGGTGAGATTTAGACTAGATGCTATGGACTCTAGGTTCTCATACGCTAGTGAAGATGACAAAGAACGCCTAGCGCAAGCGTGGGTACGAATACTACAAGGGTAAGGAGATAAACAAATGGCTATGTATGACGTTAAGTTTAAAAGTTTCAAAGAGATAGAAGCATATTGGCGCGGTGTAAAACCTATACGTGGTAGGAAGGAGGACGTACGACCTATCGCAGATCGCGCTCGACATTGGGAACGTGTGAATAAGTTATCAAACACTTGCTATTCTATGAGCCTCTCGTTCTGGAATGGTGAGATTCACAACGTAATCAAGTGGGAACTGGTATCAGGTGTAGAGACAGTGACCATAGCAAATGGCATAGGTGAATGGGCACACACGAGTCACTATTCATTCTTAGATAGGTTCTTACCGTGGAACGTGTTCTTCAGGAATCGGTCAGGTAAACATTTTATATCTACCAATCAAAATGGTTTGGCAAGAGAGAAATTCCTACCCAAAGGCACAGGTAATTGGAAGGCACGTATAGGGTATGAGTATGACGAAAAACAACCCGTGGTAAAACTAACAAGAACCGATACGTCACACGATTGGGAGTTTACAGGTGATGATCATACCATCCCGCGAGCTAGAGTAGATAAAGAAGCTAAGAAGATACACAAGAAAGCTATCAGCGATTTTTGTGAGTGGACGTGGAACATGTTGCCCCTGCTAGAAGATAACACCCCCACCAACTGGCAAGAGCGCAGAGATAAATGTTCTGTATTGGGTATAAATGCACAACACACAAGTCATCGGGGAACTCACGACAACAAGTTATTCTTGAGTATACTTGCTACCCCAGACGATCCACTGTACGCCGATCTAGCTATCGAGTGTATAGCGCAACTTAAAGACACCTCACAACAGGTGTTTGATTATGAAACGCGAACGTGGAACCACAACAAGTTACGTGGTGATGTAAAAACATTTCGTAGAAAGCTCAACACTTGGGTAAACAAGCAAGGTGGGTTTACTAACATAACAACAGACTATTAGGAGAGTAACTATGGATGAGGCTAAAGCTTTAAGTACTATCGCTAAGTTAAAAGCCAACATGACAGAGGAGGCTAGATTGGTAGCTGAGTTGGAGGATGCTATATACCTAAAGAGTATATTCCCCTCTATTGCGTACCCTGCGAGTAAGCACACAGATACAAGGTGGATAGGTTTCGGACCTAGTGGCTTTGAGGCAGTTACTCTGTGTTGGTTTGATGATGCAGAAGGTGTTAGGTATTACTTAACGCTAGAGCAATACAACGACATACCTAACAAAAGAATGAGAGCCGATAAGAGAAGTTATCCGGCGCAGTACAATAAACGAGCAAAAAAGGAGATGTTGCAATGAGCCATAAGAACGTGGTACGGGTGAGTGATGTAGGTATTCTAGTTGATGGTAGGGGTATACGTGAGTTTACTGAGGATGAACTGGATCAAGACGGTAACAACCAATACGTTATTATGTTTATGAAGGAGATACGTAAGATATTTCCTACTATCAAGTTTGCAGGGGATGTTTTTAATCCACGAGATGGTGTGACCTACGCAAAGAATAACCTACGTCCCAACAAGATACACATATACACAGATACAGATGAGTGGTGTTGGGGGTGGATAGCCTATGAAGATTACAAAGTAGATAGTGCAGGTGATTGTATGTACTGCGTGTACTCACGCAAGATAGAAAACAACAAGTATGACTACAGTAGAATACAACACCACATAGTTATGACGAGTAAACTAGACATAGCGGTACGTAATGCTAAAAGGTACCTATCCCCATTTAACTTCAAAGAGATAGTGGACTACTCCAAATCAGGTGTAGTACAAGGTTTAGAAGAGCACGAACGCGCAATTAGAAATACTTTGTTTGAGGCAAAGAAACCCTTTCAAGAAGGTCCAAGTATTGGGGGCTTACCTCAACTGTTTACTGAGTTGTTTCACTTAGTTGATTCTGAGTATAAGTTCTTATCAGAAAAGTTTACTAACCAACTAAGTACTTTGCGTAGTGCCTACGAACATTATGTAGAGCATGACAAAAACCCTGTAAGCTTTTACTGTGTACGTATACATGAGCGTAGAGGACACCAACTGTTTGATGTCATACCAACTAAGGATCTCACCGCCAGTTCATGGGGCAACGTAAGTAGGTTGGATGGCGATCCTACTACATGCACTGAGGAGACTTTACCTACAGATATTATGGGTAAGTTATCTGTCCTTTCCATCGCCGAAATAGGTGAGTACATACACGATGTAGGTTATCGTGAGAGTGAAGGCATATTCTATGTTACACAGTGACAACTCTACGTATGAATATGGTTCAGATACTACTGTTCATCGCGCATGTATACACAGTGATAGCAATACGATTGAAATATCATGTTTAGGCATGGATTGTGTTGACTCGCCAGACAATGGTGTGTACGATTCTATGGACAAATTACCTGATTGGATACAAGATAGGTTAGCGGTGTTGCTTTTATGTGACCCAACTCCCCCGACTAAAGAAGTAAATGGTATAGGGAGAAGGATAGACGCTAGTGTTTTTTGGATACATAAATAAGAGAGGGTTAATTATGTTAGAAGAAATAATAAATATAGTGTTCGGTATATTACTTTTAGGTGTGTTAGGTATTCTCTGTCAAGGTGCTATGCTCATAGTGAATGACAGAGAACGAGAATTTTGGAAACGTAGACGAAGAGGTACATGTGATGGCAATGACTCCCGAAGCGAAAGTGAAGAGGAAGGTAGTTAATCACCTTAAAAGCATGGGGGCATACTACTTTTTCCCTGCTACTGGTGGTTATGGTAAGAGTGGCGTACCTGACATAGTTGGGTGCTATGGTGGCTCGTTCTTTGGTATTGAATGTAAAGCAGGAAAGAACAAGGCTACCGCACTACAACTAAAGAACTTAGTGGAGATAGCAAGAGCAGGGGGTGTCGTCGCTATAATAAACGAAGAGAACGTGCACACTGTGCCGGACATACTTGTAGGTGGGGAACTGGTCTCAAATGGTAGCGATTGGGAGCAGTTAGAGTTTGATTTTGGTGGTGTACAGTGAAAGAGACAGACAAAAATCTTAGCACTACCATCCTAGAACCTACAAACAACTTTATAGTTGGTATAAAAACTGAAAGTATAGAGCTGAACTTTAAGAAAGACTACTCTTTAAGGGACGTACGTACCACGCAAGATTTTTTGCGTGTGTTAAAAGAACTACATGTGGAGGGGTAATGTATGGCACACAGTAAAAAGACTATCGAAAACATCAGGCGTAGACAACTAGCACTGGCCGACCTTGCTTGTGCTGGTCTGCCGTCTGGGGCTACGGCAATAGAGTATATTGAGGAGAGAATGAAAAAAATTAACGACCCATTTTACTACGACCATAACGCAGTGTCCGAAGAAATAATTAGACAACACAGAGCTACGCACAAGTTAGAGTTGCATGACGCTAGTCACAGGCTAACAGGTAAACGTCTTTTACTAGAGCAAGAAGTGGTACTGGGGGCTAGAAAACCAGAGCATAAGGTAGGTGTTTATTTTCTAGTGCGGGGTAACTCAGTAGTATACGTAGGGCAATCTGTAAACATATTACGGAGGGTAGAGGAGCACCGAAGGACTAAGGCTTTTGATTCTTTCGCATACATAATCTGTGACAAGTCTGAACTAAACATCTTAGAGAGCCTATACATGCTGTCTTTTAGAGGCAACAAGGATGAATACTGTTGGCAACCTCCCTTATCACATAAAAAACTAGTGTATTTAGGTACAGAGGTAGTTGAAAGTGAGGTACGTTCTGCGCCCAAAAAGGAGAAGACAGAAAATGGACTTAATAACAGTAGACTTTGAAACTTATTATGATAAAGAATACTCATTACGAAAAATGACAACAGAATCCTACGTACGCGACCCTCGATTTGAGGTAGTGGGTGTAGGAGTAAAAGTAAACAACGGAAATACGGAGTGGGCTAGTGGATCACATGAAGAACTTGAGCGGTACTTACACACTTTTAATTGGGCGGATAGTGTCTTACTCGCTCACAACACTATGTTTGATGGTGCCATTCTTAATTGGCGTTTCGATGTTCATCCTCGCCGCTATACCGATACTCTTTGCATTGCCCGTGCTTTACATGGGGTCGAAGTTGGGGGCAGTCTCCATGCGTTATCTCAAAGGTATGACATTGGATCTAAGGGAACAGAAGTACTCGAAGCTATCGGAAAAAGACGTGACTCCTTCTCAGAAGAAGAGTTAGATAGGTACGGTGATTACTGCGTTAATGATGTAGAGCTTACCTACAAACTGTTTAAGATAATGGGTAAGAATTTTCCTAGACAGGAACTTAGAATTATTGATGCTACGTTACGCATGTTCATCGAACCTATGCTAGACCTAGACTTGGGGCTGTTAGAACAACATCTTGAAAGTATCAAGGCAGTTAAGGATGACCTGATAACTTCTTGTGGTGTAGATAAGTCAGAGTTGATGAGCAATCCTAAGTTCGCTGAGTTGCTTGAAGGCTTGGATGTAGCTCCTCCTATGAAGATAAGTCCTACTACAGGTAAGAGTACATTCGCCTTTGCCAAGTCAGATGATGGGTTCAAACAACTACTTGACCATCCCAACTATAAAGTTCAAGCGTTAGCCAATGCACGATTAGGTAATAAAAGCACGTTGGAAGAGACTCGTACGCAAAGGTTTATAGATATATCTAAGCGAGGGTTACTACCTGTACCCGTACGTTATTACGCCGCACACACTGGTAGATGGGGTGGAGATGATAAGATTAACTTACAGAACTTACCTAGTCGAGGACCACATGGTAAGAAGTTAAAGAAGAGTATAATTGCTCCAGAAGGCTATACAATAGTGGATTGCGATTCGTCTCAGATCGAGGCTCGTGTGCTTGCATGGTTAGCAGGGCAAGACGATTTAGTATTAGCATTTGCAAACAAGGAAGATGTGTATATAAAGATGGCATCTATTATCTATGGTGTGCCTGAGGATAAGGTAACAGATGAACAAAGGTTTGTTGGTAAGACTACTATACTTGGTGCAGGGTATGGTATGGGCGCATTGAGATTTACTGAACAGTTAAAAGGCATGGGAGTCCATATGGACATTGCCGAAGCACGTAGGGTAATAAAAACATACCGTGAAGCTAATTGGAAGATAAACGTGTTATGGCGTGATTGTCAGAATATGCTGGTAGAACTAGCACGTAGTAGGTCAATAGCCTTTGGAACTAATGATATAATAAAACCTGTAGTAACAGACCACTTTGTTGGAATAAGATTACCTTCTGGACTTATTATGAAGTATGGCGATTTACGGTGGCAACGTAACGATAAAGGTGTAGAATTTAGTTATAAGACAAGGCGAGGTCGAACTAGGATATACGGTGGCAAGGTAGTAGAGAATGTATGTCAAGGTATAGCTAGGTGTGTTATCGCTGAACAGATGTTAGCCATTGCTAAGAAGTACCGCCCCGTCTTGACAGTACATGACTCGATAGCGTGTTGTGTACCAGTAGAAGAAGCAACAGAAGCGCAAACATATATTGAGGCGTGTATGCGTAAAACCCCTACTTGGGCAGAAGGGCTACCTTTAGATTGTGAGTCTGGTGTAGCTAAAGCCTATGGAGATTGTGACCCTGATGAGTAATGTTATTAACATAGATAGAACCCCTTACATACAGGATGACTACGATAAAGATGGTGTAGTTACCAAGATACTTATAGCACAAAGCGATGATGGTGAATATGCGCTAGTGTTTGAACAGTCTAGGGTCTTAGACGGTGAAGAGGTTGACACACAGGAAATTGTCATACCCTATGAAAACCTGATGGAATCTTTACCTAATATAATTAGTGCTACTAAAGAAGTATTGAGGCTTGTAGAGGAAGATAAGGAGTGAGCATTGCGCCGTGGTCGTTCTCAAAGATTAAATCTTTTGAACAGTGCCCTAAGAAGTTTTATCATCTAAAGATATTAAAGGATTATAAAGAGCCTGAGACTGAGGCGATGTACTATGGAACGGCGTTTCACTTAGCCGCCGAAGAATATATACGTGATGGTACACCACTCCCTGAGAAGTTTATGTATGGTAAAGCAGTACTTGATTCTCTTGCCGCCAAAAAAGGTGATAAGCTATGTGAGTTGAAGATGGGGCTTACAGAAAATTTAGAACCCTGCGGGTTCTTTGATGATAATGTATGGTGGAGAGGCATAGCAGATTTAGTTATATTAAACGAAGAAGATAAGGTAGCATGGGCTATAGATTATAAGACAAGTAAGAACACTAGGTATGCAGATAAAGGTCAGTTAGAATTAATGGCTATGGCATTGTTTAAACATTTTCCTAATATAGAGACAGTGCGTGGTGGCTTAGTATTTGTAGTGTGTGATGAGTTAGTTAAAGAAGAGTATGAACATACAGTTGCATCGAGCCTGTGGACTAAGTGGCTAACCGATTATAGTCGTATGGAGAAAGCGCAAGAAAAGAATGTGTGGAATGCAAACCAAAGTGGCCTGTGTAAACGTCACTGTGTGGTGACTGAGTGTGTATATAACGGGAGGAACTAATGCCGTACAAAAATAAAGCAGATCGCAAGAAACAAACCAATGCTCCTAAAGGTAGTAAAGAGCATAAAGCTCGTATGGAAAGACAACGAGCTAGGCGTAAGATGGATAGGAAAGGTAAAGATGCTAACAAAAATGGTAAAGCTGATAAGCGTGAAGGTAAAGATGTCAGTCATAAGAAAGCATTGAGTAAAGGTGGTAGTAACAAAGACGGTGTTAAAGTAGAAAGTAGATCAGCTAATAGAAGTCGTAACTACAAAAAGAAAAAATAGTTTTTCGTGTGGACGCTTACCTAGATGCGTCAATAAATAGTTTGAGGCGACCTTCCCCCCTTAGGTTGTTTTGGAGTTTATATATTCCCTCCTTTAACTCAACAAAATCAGGTAGCTTGAGGCAATATGACCTTTCATACCGACCTAGCCCTATCGGGAAGCGAAGCAGGGCTACTAACTTTTTGTGTGACGTGGACACCCACTTCATGCTTTTTCGCATCGGAGAAATAAATGAAGATACTAGACAACAAGGCGCTATTATTAAGATTACGTAGGCCAAAACAAGTTACTACAGTAATACCTAAGAGTAAAGAATTAGAAAATAATAAGGTATTAGTTAATTGGGGTATAGAAGAGGCTCATGTACTTAGAAACCTAAACATAAAAGCGCCATCTCCTATAGAAGGTACGTACCAATGGACGGGGCAGTACGCACCATTTGACCATCAAAAAACAACATCCTCATTCTTAACACTTAACCGAAAGTCTTTCTGCTTTAATGAGCAGGGTACAGGCAAGACAGCTAGTGCTATATGGGCATCTGATTTCTTGTTAGATAAAGGGTTAATAAATAGAGTGTTAGTTATATGCCCATTGTCAATTATGGATTCAGCATGGCGCAATGATTTGTTTACATTTGCCATGCACCGTACGGTAGACGTAGCCTATGGGTCTGCTAAAAAACGTGAGGATATTATAAACAACGGTTCTGAATACGTGATAATAAATTATGACGGGTTAGCTATTGTAGAGAAGACTATAGCGAATGGAGGCTTTGACTTAATAATAGTAGACGAAGCTACTCACTATAAGAACCCGCAGACAAATAGATGGAAAACGCTTAACAGAATTATAAATCCTAATACTTGGTTGTGGATGATGACAGGTACCCCTGCGGCACAAAGCCCTATAGATGCTTACGGTCTAGCTAAGTTAGTAAATCCTAATAGCGTACCTAGATTCTTAGGTTCATTCCGCGATCAAGTTATGCGTAAGGTTACAAACTTTAAGTGGGTTCCTAAAGAAACAGCTACCGAGACAGTACACAGGGTACTGCAACCTGCCATAAGGTTTACCAAAGAAGAATGTTTAGACTTACCCCCTATGGTATATGTCAAGCGTCAAGTAGAAATGACTCGTCAGCAGAACAAATACTATAAAGAACTGAAGAGTAAGATGGTAATGCAAGCGGCAGGTGAACAAATATCAGCGGCAAATGCGGCGGTTAATATGAACAAGTTACTACAAATATCAGCAGGTGCAGTGTACACCGATAAAGGTGACGCATTAGAGTTTGATATTAAGCACCGATATAAGGTATTAAGAGAAGTAATAGATGAGTCTAGTAAAAAAGTATTAATATTTGTGCCCTTTAAACATGTCATAAACATACTTACAGACAAGCTACGTAGTGAAGGTATATCAACAGAGGTCATACGTGGAGATGTATCAGCCCCAAAAAGAACAGACATATTTAAAAGATTTCAAGAACAAGACAACCCTAAAGTATTAGTCATACAACCGCAAGCCGCCGCACATGGAGTTACCTTAACAGCCGCAAACACAGTGGTATGGTGGGGTCCAACAAGTTCTTTAGAAACTTACGCTCAAGCTAATGCGCGTGTACACAGATCAGGACAAGATCACAAATGTACCGTTGTGCAGCTACAAGGGTCTCACGCAGAGAAACGTGTTTACTCATTATTAGATAACAGAATTGACGTACACACAAAAATGATTGACCTTTACAAAGAAATACTTGACTAAAGCAATAAACACCATTAAAGTTAAAGTCTCGTCACTTAATGGAGGTAGTAAATGAGCGAAGAGATTATAGATGAACCCAATGCAGAGAAGCTTACCGAGGTTTATCTTAAAATAAAGGCTAAACGTGCGGAGTTATCCGCATCATTTAAAGAAGAAGATGACGTACTAGTCAAGCAGTTGGATAAAGTAAAGAAAGCATTACTTACATACTGTGAAGAACAGGGACTTGAAAGTGTTAGGACTTCAGCAGGGTTATTCTATAGATCTGTTAAGACTCGATACTGGACTAGTGATTGGCAATCTATGTATGAATTTGTTTTGAACAATGAAGTGCCTGAGTTTTTTGATAAGAGATTGAACCAAGCTAATGTGCGGCAGTTCTTGGAAGATAACCCCGACCTTGTACCTAAAGGTCTTAATGTAGACTCAGAATACGCGATAGCGGTGAGGAAAAAATAATGAGTGAACAATTTGTACCCATTGAGGAAGTGTCAAAGCATTTCTCAGTATCAGTATCAACCATTCGCGCTTGGATACGGCAACAGCATATACCTAAGAGTGCTTACCTGAAAGTTGGTAATACTTATCGGTTTAGAATTAGTGATGTCACTGATGCGCTGAAACCTAAAGAAGAGAGTATGGAGTTAGAAAGTTTTGATGCCTCAGAAAACACTGCGGAGTTAGTTACCGAAGCATTTGCAGATGAGGACATCTAGTGGATGGAGGCTCTGGCCTACGTCGAATCAGTATTCGTGGTAGCAGGTTTAACGAGGTAGTTAATGGTAGAGAAGTTAACACGAATATGGATAGCTTTAGGGACATAGTTATTGTGAATGCCGCTCCAGTGTCTCGTACTTACTATAAGGATGCATACGACCCTAATAAGGTTGCGTTTCCTTTATGTTGGTCCGCAGATACACAGAGACCATCTACGGATGTCCCCAAAGACCAGAAGCAATCTAATCGTTGTTTGGATTGCGCGAATAATATACGCGGTTCGGGTAGTAACGGAGGACGTGCGTGTAGGTTTTCGCAACGCCTAGCGGTAGCATTTGAGAGTGAGTTGGGAGATATATATCAACTTCAATTACCTGCTACTTCTATATATGGTAAAGGGCATGGTGGGCACATGACCATGCAGGGATACGTCAAGTTCTTGTCAGGGCGTAACGCTGTAGCTACAAACATTCTTACAAGAATGTATTTTGACGAGAGAAGTGTTGTACCAAAACTTTATTTTAAACCCGTGCGTTCTCTTGGGGCTGTGGAGTTAGATACTGTGCAAAAAATGATTAATCATCCAGATACATTGAAAGCTATAACTTTAGATGTATCACCAGTAAACAACTCTGTGTCTCCGTTTGGCGTAGTAGAGGGCTTTGAAATAGATGCAAACTAAAAACTAAGGACTTATGTTATGAGTTATATTATTGAAAGTGTAGAAATACTTTATCCACGTATTAATCAGCCGTATAAGTTTGACTCTGCGGCAGGGGAGAATGGTAAAAGCGTACCATGTGACCCGTTTGATGATGGGGCAAAGTATGAAACAAAGTTTCGCATGGATAAAGATCAGGCAAAAGCTTTGTATGCGAAGATGGCGGAATCTTATTTAGCGGCTAAAGAAAAGAACTGGCCCGACAAGATAGACTTTCCGTTTGAGAAGCAAGAAGACGGGAGTTATGTAGGTAAAGCTGTACTTAAAGCGGCGTATGGTAAGGATGCTACGGCACGACCCAAACAATACGATGCCAAAAGTAAAGAGTTACCTGAAGATTTTAAATTAACTACTGGCAGTCACGGCAATGTAGCGGTAACATTCTACCCGTACTTTATGCGTGAAGCAGGTGTATCTATCCGACTACGCGCAGTACAGGTTACTAAGTATGTACCACTAGAGTCCGCATCACCGTTTAGTGCGGTGGACGGGTTTGAGATGGAGGCAAGTGGCAATCCATTTGAAACTGCTAAACCTGCACCCGAAGTAAGTGACGATGTTTTTGAAGATGAACCTGCTCCAGTAAAAGAGCCAAAGAAGGTCGCAAAAACAAAGACAGTCGCGCCAAAAGAAGCCGATAAGGATTTGGCCTCAATCGTTGATGAGTGGGACGACTAACCTCTTACCAACACCTCATGTAGCTAGGATTTTTCCGAAAAGGGTGCAACCGCACCCCTGCTACACTATCTCTCGGACCTAGGTAGTGAATAATGGATACTAAAACTTTTTTGCAGAATACTCTTAGTAGTGAAGGTCGCTACTGTGTGTTCGCATTTCGTACAGAAGATGATCGGAGGGTTCAAAAGTTCTACTCCTCCATAGATCACGTAGTAGATGCGGCACAAAAATTAGATTCTCAAGGCTATGATACTTACTTTGCCTTAGCAACATTCAACGAAGATAACTCACGTAAAGTTAATAACGTGAATAAACTTAAATCTTTCTTTCTTGATCTTGACTGTGGTGCTACTAAAGACTATCCCGATCAAGATCAAGCAATAAAAGCATTGGCTAAATTTTGTAAGACTCTTTCCTTGCCAAAACCTATGCTTATAAACTCAGGACGGGGCGTACATGCTTATTGGTTTCTTTCTGAACATGTATCTCCACTTGATTGGGTTCCTGTAGCAGAACACCTAAAGAAGTTATGTGGTACTCATAAACTCTTGGCAGATCCCGCAGTGACTGCTGACGCCGCTAGGATACTACGAGTACCTAAGACACACAACTATAAGACTAGCCCTCCTTCTCCTGTTGATTATTTTGTAGGGGACGTACCTGAACCTGTAGACTTTGATGCGTTTGCTGAGTTGCTTGGTATGGACATGATACCAGTTCCCACAAAGATAGAAGATGGGATTAGTGCTTTTAGGGAAGCGTTAATAAAAAACAATGATAACAAGTTTAAAACTATCATTGATAAAACCATAGCAGGTACAGGCTGTGAACAGATAAAAATAATAGCCACTGACCAAGAGAATTGCAGTGAGCCTTTGTGGAGGGCAGGGCTGTCTATAGCAAAGTTTTGCTCTGATGGTGCTAGTGGGGCTAAGTCTATATCTAAAAAGCATCCTAACTATTCTCCAGAAGCTACCGCAGACAAGCTAGAAAATATAAAAGGCCCATATCTGTGCACTTCTTTTGATGAATTTAACCCTGAGGTATGTACTGATTGTAAACATTGGGGCAAAATTAAGTCCCCCATATTGCTAGGTCGCACTGTGGCAGAGGCTAGCAAAGAAGATAATATGGTAGAAGTTCTTGTAGATTCTGAAGACGAGTTTGGTGATACGGCTACGTATTCTATACCTACATACCCTAAACCTTATTTTAGAGGGGCTAACGGAGGTGTATATCTACGAACTAAAACTTCTGACGGCGAGATAGACGAAAGACTTATATACCATAACGATTTATATGTAACAAAACGCATACGCGATCAAGAAGTAGGCGAGTCTATAGTCATGCGACTGCACTTACCTGTGGATGGCGTACGAGAATTTACAGTACCTTTGACAGCAGTTACTTCCCGTGATGAGTTTAGAAAACAAATGTCCATGCAGGGAGTGGCGGTAACTAAAATGGACGATCTTATGACTTACACTACCGCATGGGTAAACGAGTTACAGGCTACTAATGTAGCTGATGAGGCTCGTAGACAGTTTGGTTGGACAGACGACACATACAAATCATTTGTTATTGGGGACAAAGAAGTATTTGGAGATAGAGTAGGATCTAATCCTCCTTCTACTGCTACGGCAGGTTTGTTTGATTTATTTGAGCCTAAGGGGACTTTAGATGAATGGAAGTTATTGGCTAACTTCTACGATAGAGAAGGGTTTGAATTACACCAATATATAGTAGGAACTTCTTTCGGTGCTCCTTTGATGGAGTTCTCCCCTATAGCTTGCGCAGGGTTTCACATACACGGTAAAGGTGGAGAGGGTAAGACTACTGCCATGTTCGTAGGGGCATCGGTATGGGCAGAGCCAGATGGATTTGTTATGCAGGAGAAGGACACTAATAATTCTACAATGAATAGGGGGGAGGTCTACCACAATTTACCTTTATACCTTGATGAGTTGACTAACGCTAGTGGTGAAGTGCTATCTCAGTTAGCTTACCAACTGTCAGGAGGTAAACAACGTGCCAGAATGTCAGGTGGTAGTAATGTAGAAAGATTTCGTGGTAAGCCGTGGAGCCTGTTATCTGTTAGTACTGGTAATACAAGTTTTATAGAAAGAGTAAGTATGTTTAAAGCTATACCGAGGGCAGAGGCACAAAGGATGTTGGAGACCAAAGCGGTTAAGCTATTTAAAAAATCAGAGACTAAGGAGGAAACAGATGCACACCAAGCGAGGATTAAGAAAGTGCATGGCGTAGCAGGTAAGATATACATACAGTTTGTAATTAATAATCTAGATGAAGTAAAAGCTTTACTACAAAGAGTGCAAATAAAGATTGATAAGGAAGCTAACTTAACTTCTGAAAATAGGTTTTGGTCAGCAGGTGTAGCGGCTACGCTTACAGGATTGATAATAGCTAAACGTCTAGGGCTTGTTAACTACAATATGAAAAAGCTAAAAGCTTATGTGTTAAGACTATTAGCAGAAAATATGAGCGCCATTAGCGACATGAACACTCCTGTGCATGATACTTTAAATAGTTATATCCACGAGCATTGGGGTAGCATACTAAAAATCCAAAGCACTGACGATTTACGTAAAGGTCAGGATAACGGTCTTGATGGATTAATCATACCTGAATTAGATCCTAAAGTTAGGTTAGTAGGTAGGTATGAAACAGATACTAAGATGGCATACCTAGTACCAAAACAGTTAAAGAAGTGGTGTGGCAAACAGCAGATAAACTACGGGTCTTTTATTCAAGACCTCAAAGAAAAGATGAATGCCAAACCAGTAGTAATAAGACTTACTAAAGGCACGTCTACTCAGCTACCTGCTACTAGAGTAATAGCCATAGACTGTTCTGGTGTAAGTATAGATGGGCCAGAACATGCTGAAGATTGATGACCTTAATCCCGATGGCGTAAAGATAGTCGTCAATTGGGACAATATGGTAATAGGTGCTTCTGTCTTTGTGCCTTGTGTAAATACAGATAAGACACTAAAACAAGTTAAGGAGATATTCAAGAATAAATCTTGGACTCTTGAGTTTAGAGTAAGAACTGAAAACGAGAAATTAGGTGTGCGTGTTTGGCGTACTTTATGATATAGTTTCTATAGTTCAGATTTACTCCCCGTTGCCCCCTATTCGTTGCCGAGACGGTAGGGGGTTTTTTATTGTCTATACTCCATGTTACTTTTCTGTATTGCATACTTCATAAGTGGGTTTATCGTAACACCATTGTGCATTTTTGCAGTGGTGTCCATATGAGATTCTACAGACTTCATTATATTACTAGGCGTGACTGCTTCTACTGGATGCCTTTGATTATGCTCATTTATATCATCCATTATGTTAGACATTTCCTCGTAGTCCCCTCTAGTGCTAGCCACATAGAACTTTTTAGTTAGTCTAGTTCTTTTTTCTGTTATAGCTCGTTCTACACGTTTATTTCTAGCTGTCTGTTCTTGCCTGAAAGTATATTCAGCAGGGGGGAAGCCTAATGCTTGGGCCGCAAAATCACTTATGGTCATATCATCATAAATAGGGTCGTTTCTTCTAGTACGTATACCTCCTTCTCTAACATACCTACCTACAGTACTACGATAAAAATTGGTTAAACCCGCAGGGGCTAGGCTCTCAAGTCCTCGCTCTAATTCTCCATCACGTAAGTCTCCCATACCACGATATAACCTGTTAGCAGTGCTAAGTGAAGGGCCGCCTAAATAATAAGCTAAACTCTCTTCTAATGATGGGTCTTTATTAAACCTGTTTTCTTGTAATAACAAACCTGTAAGTCTTACACGACTAGCTACATCTACACCAGTAAGCTCTGCTATAGCGCCTTTATACCAGCCTTCACCTATATACTTACGAAATGCTGTGTCTGCATCATCTTCTTCATCGTCAAACCAAAACAAGTCAAACATCATAGATATCGCGCCGTAAAGAGGTATGCCTTGAAGCCCCGCAAAAAATACGGCGGATAGATGTATTCCTGCTAATTGTTTTAGAGCCATATTTCTTAGCTCACTGTTAGCGTTTTTACCATACATATTATTTATAGCTAACTTACCTGCTTTAATCATAGAGTAATACATTTGTAGACCATAACTCTTATACATTAAAGCTACACGCCCTATACCTTGTTGAGAAGCACCTACAGCAGTTTCTAATACTGCGCCGCCATTAGTTTCTTGAGTGAGATATAAAGCTTCTTCCGCCGCCTTTTTCATGCGCTCACTCATACTAGAAGGAACGTCTATAAACGCGCCATCGACCGCGCTGTAGTATTTCTTGTTATTATTCATCTTATCTAGTACTAAGTTATAGCTAGCTGTAAGGGCTACTTGCCTATTAAACCTTTCGGCAGAACTAAACATAATCGCGGATACCGCAGAAGTACCATCTAAAAACTTTAATATCTTATTGCTATTACTCTTGCGCCCTAAATCATCAACTCCTAACTGGTCTTTTAATTCTGAGTGATATATTTGCCCTCTATCATTAGCCATTTTAACTAAGGGAATCATTCGCTTCATCATAGCTATTTTTTCATTAGCTTTCTTAGCAGTAGGAGAAGTCTTACGTATTTTCTTCTCCACAGAACTTTTTAAAGTATATACGTCGTCTTTAATATCATAATATTCATCAATAGATAGTTTTGATGCGCCCACAAACTTAGTGGCTTGAGCTATAGCTTTATTGGCATTGTTTATTCCAAACTTACCTGATAGAAATGGTCCCACCACTAAAGGTATTTGAGACAGGTTAACTAACGCAGAAGATGCATTAAAGCCAATGGTGTATATAAATGCTAGTTGGTTTGATCTTTGAAAATACTTTTCAGTAGCTTTATTGTTTGCACCTGTTCGTGCAAACTTGGCTCTCAGCCGCATCTCTTCTCTTACACTATTAAAAGTGCTTTGTTTTATATCTTTAGGAGTATCCTTAAACTCAATAGCATCTATCTCTTTTTCTATTTGGCGTATATTTGCCACAGCTTTCATTTTTTCTACTTGAGCACTTAGGTCGTATCCTTTATTTTGCATAGCATTACGTACGTCTTTATCATACCCTAACACGTTTTTACGTTTTTGTAGAGATTTAGCAAAAGAGGTTTCAGGTAATGTTTCAATAAACAATCGCATTATCTGTTCTTGCACTGCCGAGTCCGCATCCTTACCACTAGCGGATATAACATCTAGTACGTCAGAAACAAAAGACTCAGGAGGAGCGTTTTTAAATCTAGAAGGGTTGGTCTCTCCATCATAAGATACAGGATCACCTACCGTATTAGGATCAGACTTTACTTCATCTAACATATTGTCTCTTTGTGTTCTGTTTTCAAACATTAAGAACACAGGCTCTACTCTGCCGTCTATAGTGGTGTCAAAAGATATTTTATACTTTCCTTGTCGCACTAACGGGAAATACACTTCTAACTCACGAGCCTGTATTAAACGCTCATTTATTTGTTTCTTTAACCTAGTCTTTTGTGGAGTTACTTTCCCATCACCTAGAGCATCTATCTCACCATTAATAACCCTAACTAAGGCTTCATACATATTTTTATAGGCAGCACGTTGGGCATTAAATTGATCTTGTCCGCTTTTACCTAAAGCATTCCAATCTTTACGTTGAGCTTTCCAGACATCTTCTAAACTATTACCACTAGTATCTGTCTTACCTTTATAATCACTTTGAGGTTTGTTAGGGTCTACTTGGTATAAAGTAGCGCCGTAGTCAGAATGGTAAACCAAACGATCTAAAGCTTCTTTAGCTTCTATTCCATTGCTTTTTACCCAAGCATCATAGTCGGCCAATACAGCTTTTATTTTGTTATTAGCTTTTTGAATGCCTCCTCTTTGCCTTTCAAACGCTACATGTAGTTGTTGTCCTAAAGAACCAAAACCAACGTTTCTTGCTATATCTCCTAATGCTTGAGAACCAGTAAGTTTGTAAAGCGCTTCTTTTGCTTTTATATTGACTTCTTTACCTGCATTCAAAAAGTCCACTGCATTTTTTACAAAAAGCTTTTTATTTCCAGAAGATATAGACCTCTGAATATCCCCCATGTCTTTTAACATATCTTTAACACCATCAGAAGTAGCATCTAACATACCTGAATTTCTTGTATTAGGACTAGGAGATAGTGAAGCCATTATTACAGCATCAACAGCATCCAAAGCGGAGTTAGCTGACTTAGTATTCATACCAATTAGTTTACGTATGTAGTTAGTAATAGAACGGAAGAACCTTTGTAAGGCACTTATTTTCTCACCTTTAGGGTTCATAGAAGCTAAAGTACGTTGAAAGCTAGCATTGCTAAACGTCTCTGCTACAAAATCATTGACTCCTTCTGCGCCATAAGCAGTGCCTAGCTGATCTTGTACATCATAATATAATTTACTAAGTTGTTTGGTAACAGGGTGTGATTTGTTATTAAGCACATCAAATGTGGCCGCGTGAGTAGCTTCATGTAGTAACGAGTGTACGGTGGCGCCTTTGTTAGGATCTAAAGTTATAGTTTTAGTATTTGGATTAAACGTAGATACTGCCTTACCCCCTACATTACCTACTCCTATAGACACTCCGTCCATATTATTAGACAACGCTCTAGCAATTTGAGTAATGCGCTTGCTTGTAGAAGTCTTAGCTACATCTTGCAATGCGCCTTTTAAGTCGTTGTTTTTGACCTTTGTTTTAATAGAGGTAGACAAATCATTATCTAAAGCCACTTCTTCTTTTGAATTTAGTTCTAGATTAAGCACATCAATGTTACCACCTCGTTTTAAAAAGGTGTCAGTGTCTTTCGCTATCTTTTCTCTTAACTGCGCAGGGGACATGGTTTCATCTAGTGCAGGTTTTGCATTCTTACCTCTTTTACCCTGCACTTTTTCTACTGCGTCAGCCACACGCGCTAACTCTTGTTCTTCTTTATTTAATTTTCTCTGCGCTTTAGGAGTTTCTTTAACTACTTTCTCAGCTTTCTTTACAGGAGCTTTTCTGTCAGGTACTACCTGTACCTTACCCTTAGTAGCTTTTTCTACTGCTACAGCAGTCTTAGCATCACGTTGCTTTACTTTGGTATCTTCTTGTTCTTGTTTAGCTCGCGCTGTAACATCTTTCTCTACTTTAGTTGATTCTTTTTGTTGCTCTACGACGCGCTTATCTACTTCAGCTTTAGCATCAGGACTTAGGTTTTTCTCTATCCACTGTAATGTAGCCTTAGTGTTTTCTCCTCCCGTCCCTGCAAACTTGGCTTTCTCGGAAGTAGGAGTGCCTTTTTGTACTCTAAACTTAGGTGTGTTTTCTGCAATCTCAAAAGCTATAGCTGTAAATGCATCAGCAGGACGCTTAAATCTTTTAATGTATGTCTGAGCAGTTTGTTCAATACCTTTTTTATCACGAGGTATCTTCTTACCTAGTAACGTATTTATAGCTGTTACATCTTTAGGGTTAGTAAACTCTGCGCCACGAGGTACGGCAGTGGGAAACTCTATACTTCCATCTATGTTAGAACTGGTATCAACAGGAGCTTCTACTTTAGTCTTAACTTGTTTAGGTGTAGTAACTTTCTTTGGAGTCACCGGGGGAGACGTAGAAACTTCTCCAGTATCAGTTGCGTTGAGTCTTTGTTTAGGTTTAGTTTTTAAAGAGTCAGGTACCAGAGCTTGCGTTGCTTCTGATATATTGGCATCTTTTAATATCTTTCCTACGTCTGCCATTTCAGGCGCACTGTATAATGTCTTAGGTTCAGCGACGGTATCAGCTAATGTTTGAGGTCTAGCTTCAGGGCTAACGTCTCCAGTTTGAGCTGCACTGCGCCTCTGAGGTATTTGAGCTTCCATAGAAGCAGTGTCTGCATTTCTATCTACATCTTTAGTAAGTCGTGTACCTGTTTCCGCTTTTTGGAAGTTGACTGCTTTTTGTATGGCTCCAGCTTCGGTGTTTGTTACTTTTGTATCTGTAACTCCTAGGTCTTTTAATTCTTTTTGAAAAGCTTTAGTTAAAGTGTTGTAGTTATTTGTAGGGTTGGACTCAATTACTTCTTGAAGCACAGCTTCTCTACGCCGAGTACGGTCAGTTAGTGTACGCTCTTGTCTACGCCCTTCTAAACTTTCTAAATTAGACTCAAAACGTTCAATCGTTTTAAGATCTTCTATATTTTGTTTTTCTTCAGCATCAAACTGCTTTATCATATCTAGCTGTTCAGGGGCATCTATATTATATTTTTCAGCCTCTTCTCTAGCTTTACCTACTTCTAACTCTTGAGTAGTTGGTCCTACACGGTTTATATCAGATAATTCTGCGGCATCAAGCTCAGTAGAGAACATATCTATCTGCTCTTCTCCAAGCTCTGTACCTCTTAGTACTCTAGCTTCTTCTTCAGTTACGTTTATATCTTCATCAGTTACTTCTGTTGGCGCTTCACCGCCCTTTGAAGTACGCGCCCGCCCTTTAACAAGTACGTCTGCTAACGCTTGAACTATAGCACCCGCACCACCACCAATAGTAGCTTCATCAAGTACACCTGCATCAATAAGCTCTTTTTCAGGGTTATAACCTTGCTCAGTAAGATTTTGTAGTATAGCGGCAGAGGCTTCTTGTGCGCCCTCAAATACTCCTGTAACCCCTGCACTGCGGACTCGATCCATAATTCCGTTTATAGATTTAGGGCCAAGCTTATCTAATACCTTGGTAATTCCGGGAATTTTTAAGCCTTTAGCAACTCTACCTAGAGGAGTAAGTTCAAGTAGACCTATACCAAAACCTTTAGTAGCAGCAATATTTCGTTGTTCTTCAGTAGCACCTGCGGCACGAGCACGTTCACTAGCTTCACCAGAACCCGCGCTACCAACTATAGCACCTGCGGCGGGTAATGCGGCAGGGCCAAGAAAAGCTGTAGGTAGTAAAGCGCCTATAGAACCAACACCAGAAGCCAACTTATAAGATAAAGACTCTTTGTCTCCACCTTCGGGACGCAAGAAATTAGCCGCGTTCTGTATTTTTTCACGGGCTTTTAATTCCTCTTCTTCTTCTAATAGTGCAATAGCGCCAAGTCCAGCAGACTCATATAATCCTACTGCACCTGCACCAAGCCCTGTAGCTACGTTTTCAAAAAACCCTGCTTTTTCTTCTTCTACGGCAGGGCCATACAACTTTTCTAATTCTGAAGTTTTTTTAGCTATTTCTACAGACAGAAATCTAACTGCTTGTTCGTCTCCTGCGGATTTAGCATTTGCAACAGCTCTTTGTAATTCTGAAAGAGTAAACATACGATTACATACCTGCCTAAATTAAGGTTTAGCGTACTGTTGCATTATACTTTGTAATTGAGATTGGTTTTGACTAGCCTGTTGTCTTGAACTATTAGTGCTTGTATTTGTATTGCTATTAGTTTGTTGTAAAGAATAACCACCTTGAGTAGCTATTTGTTGTAAGAAACTGTTAAGGATTGTTATAGCCTCATCTATATCGGCTTTTTCTAATAGTCTTTGATATTGCGATTCGTATCTTTCTAACAATCCTTGTTCTTCAAGAGTCAAACCTTCTTTAGCTTCCTTAGTTCTTAAAATTGTAAGTTGTGGGTTTATAGTCTTAAAAAATTCTTCACGTAACTTAATTGACTTGTCATGTAAAGAAGCTATCTCGTTAGCGATTTGAGAAGCGCTAGCTTGTTGTTGTACAATTTTATTAAGGTTAGCGGCGGTATCTGCTTTTAAAGCATCAATTTTATTTTTTATACCGTTTTGATTGTTTGCATATAATCTATCTGCTTCTTTATTATACATAGTTATATCATCAGCAGAAATCCGCGCTAAAGTAGCCATAGACTTTTGACGCTCATCCATAACTCTACCCATAGCACGACCTGCTTCGGCGTTTATTTCTGTTGCTAACTTAGTGTCATTATCCATACGTTGTTTTTCTAAGGCCAAACGTTGATCAATACTAGCTTGCCTGCTTGCTACAGTGTTTGCATCGAACTTACCTCTAGCAATGCTAGCCCCACGCCCAGTACCACCTTCAATCAGCCCTCTAACACCCGCAGCGGCTCTTTCTTTTCTTAGGCGCTCAGGATCTAACAGTTCTTTATCTAAAGCTTCTTTTTCTTTTAAGTACTTGTTGTACACAGCTTCTTGCCCAGCTCTGTCAAACCCACCTTTAGATTTGTCGCCACTGCTCATCCTAGTAAGTTCGTCTTGCTGTATTTTTGCAGGGTCTTTAGCCATATCCTTTTTAAGTGCGGCAGTAACTTCAGGTAACGCATCCGACACTTGTGTTCTACTTATTCCTGATGTGTCAGGGGTTGTAGACAGTCCAGCTACATCTAAACCGACACGAGATAAGTTTTGATTAACTTGTGATATACCATCAGAAGGAGGTTGAGAATCGTCTTGAGAGGTAGTTTGAGATCCAACTTGAGGAGCAAACACTCCTAAACCACCCATATCGGGTATTGTTTTTGGTGCAATAGTAGAGACAGGTGTTTGAGCTTGTTGTCCAGCAATTCCTGTAGCAGGAGGCGTATCAGCAGGCTGTGTAGTACTATCTTTAGTTTGGTCTTGTGGAGGTAAAGCGGCTTTACCAGCTTTAAGTTTATTTAATTGCTGTAATAAAGGTTCTCTTGATAGGGGTGGCGCGGCGTTAACACGGTCTTGCATACTATTAATAGCAGCATCAAACTCTTCAATGGTAGTAGGAGTTGGCTTAGAAAAAGCGTCTTTAATACCTGACACTGCGGTAGGGATGCTAGCGCTTTCCATTAAAGTTTTTTGTACTTTAACAGGCAATGCTTCAAAAGACTTTCTATCCATCCCTATAGCTTCTAACATTCTGTCAGATACTACACCGCCTCTTTGATAACCAATAATCCCGCCGTTAGCCATTTGCATAGGAGGACGGGGAGCAGCGCGTAATCCCGCAGATGCGCCTTGAGGCATAGGGGGTCGTTGTCCTTGTTGTGGAGGTTTTGCTGGAGACATTTGTTGTTTTCTTTTCTTGTCTCTTTCACCTAAAATACCAGCCGTTTGTTTTACCAAGTCGTCTTTAGTACGCGCCATAGCATTTTGTTCTAACTGTTCGACTATAGTTGCAGGGCTTTGTTCCATAGATAGTCTAAGCTGGTTTTCAGCCATAGCTTTTTCAGAAGCTACTTTTTGTAAAGCAAGAGCATTCATTAGATCAGGAGTTACTCCTTTACCAATATCAGCTTTCTGCTTTTGTTGTTCTTTTCCCATAGCTTGAGGATTTGCTCTAAGAACATTAGCTTGTTTGTCTATTCGGTTATCTAAAGTACCTAAACCCTGCTGTAACATTTGTATCTCCTAAAAACTTTTATTAACCACCAAATAAATCTGTATATAAATCAGCTAGACTTTTTGTTGTTCCTGCAAGCTGTGCGGCTTGACTAGGAGCGTTGTAAGAAACTGATTGCGCTTCTAACGGCAATCCCTGTAGCAATGACTGCATATATTGCACTTGCTTGTAGGGGAAGTCTCGTTCTTCTCTAAACTGAGCGTAATCTGCTGCCATACCTTCAGACTCAATACCTCGTTGAGTGGCACCTGCGGCTTCTTGCCTACCAAGTACATCAAACCCGTATTGATTAGCCATGTTCTGAGCTTCTATATTACGTCCTTGCTCAGTGTTAAACTGTTGTTGTGCTCTGTCATAAGCTTGGGCATACCCCTGTCCAGTTATATTAGCTAAGTTAGATTGCAAATTACGTTGTCCTTCCATGTCCATAAGAGCCTGACGTGAACCACCAAATGCACCTGCTTGTGTCATTCTACCTGCGTTAGCTACACGGTCTATTTCAGCTTGACGCCTAGCCTCATCTATTTGAGGGTTAAGTGACGCCATAAGATAAGGGTTCATATATTGTTGAGCTTGCTCTGCGCCAAACGTTTGGGGGGTATACGTACCCATATTGTCAGGAGTAGCTAAAGAACCAATACCAGAAAATGCTTGGTTTTGTAGGTTAGATGTACCTGCGCTAAGTGGTCCTTCATAGGATTGATAGGCTTGATTACCTAAAGCCGCGCCTTTACCTAACATATCAGTTACATAATCACCTGCCCAACTAGATAAAGAAGATTCTTTACCTGCATATTCCCCTACCATAGGGTCAGTTCCGCCTGTAGAAGTGTCCCCCCCTCCTACTACTACTTCTCCCGCAGTTTGAAAATTAGTTTTAGGAATAGCATTTTGGTAGACAGAGCCGCCATAGTTATACGCTTGCGTAATTCCACCACCTGCCATTTTAGGCATAAACTTGTTAGGGTCTATTTGTTTACCTTGTTTGGGATTTCCTGTACGTGCTTCTCGTACGTTATCCATCATACCGTGCAATTGTTGTGCGCCTGCATCAGAGTTGCCATTACCTAAATGACTAACAACATCAGCAGGAATAACAAACTCACCGTCACTAAGACGGGCTTCTTGTGTTCCATCAATACGCGCCGGAACTTGATCAGCCATTCCATCAGTCTTACCTCCTAAATAATAACCTTTGTTAGTGGATGCAATACCTCCCATAGCCATGCCTGTAGGAGGTAAATTCTTTTGTGCTAGTTGAGCAGCTTGAGCTTGAGCTTTTGCCTGCGCTTCAGCTACGCTAGGCGGGGAAGTATCAGGGCGTTTTGCAAACTGCATGTCACTAAAATACCTACGTCCCGCACTCCCCGGTCTACGTGGCTCTTGGCCTTCAGGAGTAGGTTGCATAGGCACTCGTTCACGAACCGCCTGTAACTCAGGTATTTTACCTTGATAACCTATTTTTGGCACTTCAGGTTGAAAATAATCATTAAGTCCACTAGTAGCCGCACCCTGTAATATGCCACTAACTAGGTCATTACTTAAAAAATTATTAACACTAGAATTATCGTCTGTTATAGCGTCTACTAAATCCGCATACCAACCCATCAATCTTCTCCAAGTAACTTTAATAGTTCATCATTTCTTTTTAACAATCCACCTTTTGCAGCGGCTACTCCAAACCCACTAGGACCATACCCTCCAAAAGGACTGGCATAAAATTGCTCTTGTTGAGGTGTAGCAAATATACTATCAAAGTCGTATAAATAGTCTATATCTGCAACGCCCATTTGTTGTGTAGTAGCCACAGTAGGTTGAGCCGCTTGTTGTGCAAACTGTTCACGGGCTAAGTCATCGAACTTATTTAACTTAGCATACCTTTCTGCGTCTGCCTGTAGTTCTAGTTGTCGATCTTGCGCTAACTTTTGTTCTACATCAAACTGTTGTTCTTGTTCTAATTTTTGTTGCGCTGCTATCGCATCATTGTATGCATATAACCCTGTAGCTGCAAACTGCGAATCAGGATCAAATACAACATCTTGACCTGCTAGAGACTGTTCTAGCATAATTTGGTCGTTAATGTCAATTACACCATCATTGTTAACATCATACTGTAATTGTTGATCGGTTGGAACAAAAGAAGTAGGGTCAGTAAGTACTTCTTGTTCTGCAATTATAGAGGCTACAAAATCTATATCTGCATCGGTTACTTCTTGCGCAGGTTTACCTACAAAATTAGCTACTGTTTCTATATCAAACCCTAAGTCTGCTAAACCTTCGTCGAATCTAGCTAGTAGGTTCTCTTCTGTAGTACCTAATGCTTCTAGTAAACTATCTTCTGTAGTACCTAGTTCAGCAGATACATCAGATATAGCTTTAGATAAAGCTTCATCACGGTCTATACCTGCATTTTCGTTTTCTTGTAATTTTTCTAATATGTTAGTTTCTAATTCACTAACTTGAGTTTCAACACCTTCAAACCGTGTTTTAAAATCTTCTCGTATATCATCTTCAGTCTTACCTAACTGAGTAAGTAAGTCATCTTTAGTAGTTCCTAACTCAGCAGATACATCATCTATTGCTTGTGCAAGTGCGTCAGCTCTATCTATACCTGCATCTTCGTACTCTTTCATCCTATCTAGAATGGTAGTTTCTAGTTCACTTACTTGAGTTTCAACACTTCCAAAACGAGTTTCAAAATCGTCTCGTATATTTTCTTCAGTTTTCCCTAACTGAGTAAGTAAGTCTTCTTTAGTAGTGTCAAGATCTCCTGCTACGTCTTCTATAGCTAAAGCTAATGCAGTATCTGCATCTACATTAATATCTTGGTACTCTTTCATCCTATCTAGGATGGTAGTTTCTAGTTCACTTACTTGAGTTTCAACACTTCCAATAGCAGTGGTTAAATCTCCTACATCTACCTCAAGTTGATCAGCAACTGCTTGTATAGCGTCATCTCTTTCAACTCCGGCTTCTACTAACGTGTCAATAGCTGTTTGCGCATCAGCAATAGCATCAGCAGTTAGCCCAACAGCGGTTTCTACATCAGCAATAGCACTCGCATTACTATCTAAAAGAGTAGTTAAAGATTCTACATCCGTACCAAGTTGAGTCGCTAAATCTGCAATTGCTTGGTCTCGCTCAACACCATCCTCGATCATACCGTCTAGCGTAGTTTGAATGCCTGTAATAGATGTAGCATTTGCATTGAGCAGTTCAGTTAGGGATTCTACATCTGTGCCAAGCTGAGTAGCTAGACTTGCAATAGCCTCATCACGAGATACGTCACCTTCGAGCATACCGTCTAACGTAGTTTGTATACCTGTAATAGATTTAGCATTTGCATTGAGCAGTTCAGTTAATGCAGTGGTATCTAAACCTTGTTGTTCAGCAATAGCTGCAATAGCTTCATCGCGTGATACACCTGATTTAACCAAAGCATCTACACTTGCTTGTACACCTGTAATAGATTTAGCATTTGCATTGAGCAGTTCAGTTAGTGCAGTGGTATCTAAACCTTGTTGTTCAGCAATAGCTGCAATAGCTTCATCTCGTGAAGTACCCGCTTCTACTAAAGCATCTACACTTGCTTGTACACCTGTAATAGATTTAGCATTTGCATTGAGCAGTTCAGTTAGTGCAGTGGTATCTAAACCTTGTTGTTCAGCAATAGCTGCAATAGCTTCATCTCGTGAAGTAC